AAAAGCCGCAAAAAAATAGTCGCAAACGACGAAAACTACGCTTTAGCAGCTTAATAACCTGCTTAGAGCCCTCTCTCCCTAGCCTCCGCTCTTAGGACGGGGATCAAGAGAGGTCAAACCCAAAAGAGATCGCGTGGATGCCCTGCCTGGGGTTGAAGCGTTAAAACTAATCAGGCTAGTTTGTTAGTGGCGTGTCCGTCCGCAGCCGGCAAGCGAAATTAAAGACTGGACTAAGCATGTAGTACCGAGGATGTAGGAATTTCGGACGCGGGTTCAACTCCCGCCAGCTCCACCAAATATACATGGACAGTGGCAGGACAGAGTTTTAAAAAACAGTAAGTTAGCCACTTATCCCGGACGGTGACCTGACACCAAAGGGACAAAAAAGGATACGTAAAGGAGCCGCGGCTCCCACGTGACACGAAAGCCCGCTACTGCGGGCTTTTTTTTGACGCTAAAACCCCTGACATTTAAACCGCTAAATCATCGTCTTTAACGCGTATAAGAGTATATGTCAGCACACCGTGCACTATAACCCCGTCCAGCGCCTCACCTTCAATCGCTTCCCCGTCCTCAGTAATCAGCGCCCCGCCCATCCATTTAGCGAATTGCGCGCGACCATCGAACGTTGCCAGTACCGTTTCGCCCTCTCCTGGACGTGATGACAGGTCTATCACCGCATACCCTGAGTCGGTTTCGATGATCCGGCAATTGGCATCCATCTGACACAGGTAGTCGACGGTAAGCGCGCGCTGAGCATAATCAGCGGCTGGTGATGGAAAGCCCATTATTGAATACTCCCCATGTTGAGAAGCATCCAGAGCCGGTTCTCGCTGACGTCCGGTGTCTTGTCCACAAAATACGGCTGATATCGCTCTATCCAGTCATTTGCATCTCGCTCACTGAAATGCCAGTTGCGTGCGTTAAGCTCCCGTATGAAGTCTGCGGTGCGCAGGCACTTGTATCCCTTTGGGTTGCACTGAACGGCAGCAACAAAGGCGGCGTGTATCTCGTACTGGCGCGGCATGATCTGAACCTCTCAAACAATACTGTATATATAAACAGTAGTTATTTTTGAAGCGCAGATCAATACCGTTTCGGTTGGCGGGGACAAGTAGAAGACTGGTTTTCTTTTGGCGATAAAAGGTTATGAGTGAAAAAAATTATACTGGCAGTGGTGGCCATGTAATGCCTGGTGCGGCTGAAATGTCTGTTGCACTCACTTCATCGATATAATCCAGCACGGCGTTCAGTCTGGCTTTCTCCGAGTCAGTCAGCGCTCTGCCAGCCTGCAATTTTAGCTGGATGATACTGATAGATTGCATTGCTGCGTCAATGAGTTGCTGTGCGTGCAGTTCTGCGTTTGAAACATCTGCCAGATGCTGAGCCGCTGTGTCTGTAACCCATGAATTTTCAAACCACTTATCGAACGGCGTGGCAGGCTTCATGAGAGTAAACCCGGCGGGTATGTCTCCAGCACTTTTGAATACTTCACCCTGGCCCGTAGTGGTTGAATATATGACGGACCCGCGATAATCATTAACAGTAATCCACTTCCCATCGCTTCTGAATATTGCCTTTCCCGGCTCCGCTGAAGGAGGTGCATCAAGGTAGGCGCGCGCAGGCAAACCCGTCCCGGCACTGATGGTGGTATCGGTTTTTCCAACATATTCGTTTTTATCATCAACGATATAAACTGTCGTTGTAAAATCTTCTTCCGCAAATCCATATTCATCAAAGGTCATTATGAAGCCCTCACGATCATATTCCATGCCATGTTACGCATACGCACTTCAGTCGCGCCGTCACGTCCATATGAAGCATTAGAAAGACTTGCGGCCAGCGAAACCTGGCTCATCTTTGTCAGAGAGGCACCGGCTCCAACACCCACGCCGCCGGCCGAGATAAGAGAATAGACCATTGCCCCCGTTGCGGAAGTTAACGCCCCAAATTCCGCTCCTGATGACCCCATTGCACGGCATACCAGGCTACCGGAAATTTCCGGGGCCGCATCAAGTTGTTCAGAGAGCAAAGCACGCCCCTGATCAACCCCCCTCCCGTCATCGTAGCCGCGTACAGTATCTCCGCGCATATCAGGTAAAACACCAGATGTGTAAATCGCACCCAGCTTCGGGTAAAGCGTTTTACTAAATGATGCGCCATTCAGGCGCAAATATTTGACGCCGATCGTAGAGTCATCAGGTAGGGTTGCGGTAGGCCAGTGGATCATCATACCTACAGGACATATCGCATCAATTATGTTACGCACATCAGTAAGGTTAAAGTTAATGCTCGCCGCAGCGGTCTGCGCATCCGTTTTGGCCTGCTGTGCTGCTGTGTTGGCTGCCACCGCATCTGTTTTTGCTTGCTGTGCCGTTGTGTTTGCAGCAGCCGCATTTGTGGCCGCCTGGTTTGCAGTATTGGCATCGCCTGCAACCTGAGTCGCCTTAGCATCAACATCCAGCCGATCTGTAGCGACCTGCTGAGCATTTGCCGATACCTGATCTGCAATCTGTTGCAACCCAGAGAGATCAATATCAGCCAGGAGGTCACTGATTTTTTTCCAGCTCGGGCCGGTGAAGCTGGAGCCATCAGGAAGGATTACGGTGATATCGCCGCTGTCACTGAATACGGCCTGCCAGTTCTGCTTGTCACTGTTTAAGCCGCGCAACGCCTCTGTGGTTTGTGCCACCAGCGCAGCAGTAATCTGGTTCTGCGCGGCGCGCGGAACGGCTGACCATGCCACACCCGATTGTGTTGGCCCTGTATATTTGCTGATGAGCGTCAGGGATGTGGCGCTCTCTACTGATTTGACAGGAAGCGTGTAAGTGATACCACCGACAGTAGTGGCAATAAAATCACCTACAGTCAGGTCTGTAGTGAATGCCGTTTCATTTCCACTCACCGCAGCAGAATTATTGGTTAGGGTTAAAGTTCCTGCTGACATATTTACTCCAGTATGATGAAATAAAATCCTTACGATTAAATAAATAAAAAGACTCCATGAAAAAAATACACAGCATTCTTATCATATTGATGCTATCTGCCTGCTCCTCTGGAACTTATAACTATGTTATGGACTACCCAACAGACGCAGCAAGGCTATCTTTAGGCGGTAAAGTAGAAACAAAAATAAATTGCGATATAAAACAAGTTGAAATTATTTCAGATACAAGCAATGGAATCTTTTCCAGGCATATAAAAAACAGGGTTAAAAGCATCTGTTATAATAAAAAAGGCGTGATGTATATCACATATTTATTTGATCCTGTCCGTGGTCCACAACAGGATATATTATCTACTCAACCAAATAGACGGTTTGCGGGTTAGTAGCCTGTAAAAACAGCTAGTGGTATCCGCAGACCTGTACTCTGGAAGGTCTGCGCCCATGTTTTTTGTAATTGAGATACGTATCTTGCAAGAAGGTTTGCGCCATCCCATTTTATCATTAACCCTGAATAGCCTGTGGTTTCACCATCATATGTCACGTTACCGGGGCAAGAATTTATAAGTATCCATGGCGAAAATGATACTGCTTTAACAAATGTATTGTTCGTTAAATCATATCCTGCTGGGATATCCAAAAAATCGATAACCCTCGGTGCTTTTGACGCGGTGACTGCTGACCACACAAGAGATCCTGTAGCATTAAAAACATCAAGATAACCGCTCTCTATCGCTACATTTCTTCTTGTTCGCATAATCCTGCCAGCGTTATCTTCAAAAAAGTCAGCGCCTGGCATACCATAACGACCGGAGTTCATTTGCATCCACCTTAATGAACTTCCGTCATTCCATAACTGAGAGTTCAGGTAGCCAAGAGTTGTACCATTACCAAAGGCACTTGTAACAATTATCGAGCCCTTATCTGTAACTGCTCCTGTAGTGCGTAGATCGTAAATCGATGTAGTGCGGTTCGATGAGTCAACCATCAATTTTCCTGCACTGTTATAAGCTTCGAATCCGCTCATTGAAAATTATAGATCTCCACGTTTATTGAATGGGAAATAGTTAGCCCATTAACCGGAAAGAAAAACGCATTAAATCCGCCATTATAAGCACGGCAAAAATACTCGTTTGGAGTATTCATTGATGATCCAGTTATAACTACTATTGTTCCATCCGCTGAACATGCAGCATAAGACATATTTTTAGTAGTCTGCCCGGGAGAAAATGAAATGCTGGCTGTTCCTATAAATCGTAAGTTGTAGTCAGACAGATCGACAACAAGACGCCCTGATCCATCCCAACACTGTAATCCCTGAGCCATTACCATAACCCCATTCTGACACGCAGCACATTATTGCTATCATAAACCTGAATCAAAGTATTGGTTATGATTAGCCTGCCGCCTCCGGCCACTCCGTTAATTTCAAACGTTCCTGTCTTGTCGAGCTTCCACCCTGTTGAACCAGTAACATAGTTATTTGACTGGATAAAGTTACCTATTTTTGCGTTTGTGATCGTCCCGTCCTGAATAAATGCGCTGGAGATAAATACCTGGCCGTTGACCACCGCGAAAGGCGAATATTGCGTGGTACCACTGCCGCTCATCAGCACAAACTGGTTGGCATTGAATCCCACCCTGGTCACTACCGGCTGCCCTGCCTGCGCAAGTACGGCGATCGACATCCCGGCGTTATACATCACACCATTTATCCGGACGCCAGTTTTTAGTGTATAGATAGCCGTGGCACCATTGGCGTCCACTACCGCCGTGAGCTTGTCCTCCAGCGTTGCGGTAACATCATCAATCTGCGCCTGCACCTGGGTGGACAACTCAGCCATCGCATTATCGACTTCGGCGATCGTCGTTTTCACGACCAGAATATCCGCCCGCACTGCGCCGTACTGCGCCCACTGGTGCTCAACAGTGCTGTTATTAGCCAGCGCATTTTGCAGTGCCGCTTCCAGATTGGTATCAATGTCACTGGTCAGCCGGTCACCATCGGCGGAAGTGAGGAAATCACCGGTAACATCACCAAGGTAGTCAGAAGCCTGGTCGTTTGCCATCCCCCTGATCCAGTCGGTATAGCCGGATTCATTGCCGGTTTTATCGACCAGTTGCGCGCGATACCAGAATTCCTGCCCGACTTTCAGCCCGAGCTGGGTGTATTCCGCCGACGGGTAAGGCACATCGGAGAGCAGCAGCGGATCAGAAAAATCGCTGTTGGCTGTGTACTGAATTTCCGTTTTCAGCGTGTCAGCGGTATTGGCCGGGAATCCCCAGTTAAGACGTATACCCCAGTTAATACCTGTCGCCATAAAGCCAACCGGCTTGGGCGGGTTACCTTCTTTCCCTGTCAGCGTGGTTTCGCTTGAATATCCCCAGCCACTGGAAATTTCAGCGGCGTTGATTGCGCGCACGCGAACCAGATAGCGTCCCGCATAAATGCCAGGCACTTCAAACGAAGTGGTTGAGCTGCGCGGCACGTTCACCCAGTTACCGTCATTTCGCCGCCACTGCGCCTCATATGCAATAGCATTGGCCGTGTCCGGCCATGAAACGCGCATGGTCTGAACGCTGATCCCCTGATTCACCACGGAATAGCTGTTGATCACTATCTCATCAGGCGCGGCCTGGCTGCCCGGCGGCACGATGCTGACAGGACGACTATCGATAATGGCCCCGGTGTCGATACGGGCATATTTATCCGGATCGTGAGCCGCGCCTGTGATGGAAAACGTGCCATCATTATTATCGGTCACACTGACCACGCGGTACTGCTGCGCATACAGTTCATCTGATTCGACTATCCACACGCTTTCCGCTTCCGGCGTTTCGCTGTAGGCAGTGGTCACCGTGACCACTTTTCCATTAACGGCCTGAATGGTACGGCTCTGCGCAGCACCGGAAGGCAGGTTCAGGAACAGCCGATTACCAGCAACAACATCAGGCTCTCTGTCCAGGGTAATCACCCGGCCATTCACCGAACTGATACGCCCGCCGGTAACCTTGCCCGACAGGTTCTCATCGGCCACTGCGATGATGTAGCCAGGCTGAGGGATCATGCCATCCAGCCCCACGGAGAAAGAAACCACCCGGTCCTTATTGTTAGTTAGGATCCCCCAGCGCCCTTTACGGTTTGCTTCAGACTGGCGGGTGCAACCGATCGCCGTCATTTCAAGCTGGTTAAAACCTTTGTAGCGGGCGACCAGTTCCTGTTCGAAAACCGGCTCCATCGCATCAGCATAGCCATTATCCGGATCTGACCAGGAGACCAGCGCACTGGTATAGCGGCTTTTCGTCGTGCTGCTGCTGTAGCTGAAACGACCGTCGATGACGTTTGCTCTGGTGTAGCTGTAATCGACATCGCGCGGCATATCCGCCAGGGTGACAATCTGGTTGCCGCCCCAGTACGTCATCCCGCGAAAGATAGCGGCGAAGTCACGCAACACCGTGTAAGCATCATTGCGATCCTGAACATAGACATTACATGTATAACGTGGCTCGGTTCCTGTGCCGCCTTTACCATCAGGCACCGGCGCGTCGCAATACTGCGCCACCTGATAGAGCGTCCATTTATCGATATTCTCAGCCGTCAGGCGATCACCAAGGCCGAAACGGTCAGATACGACCAGATCGTAAAAAATCCATGCCGGGTTATCAGTCCATGCCCATTTAAAGGCACCGGACCATGTGCCAGTGTAGGCGCGTGTTTCCGGGTTGTAATTGTCCGGCACACGGATCACACGTCCGCGCGGTTCACAGGAAATCTGCGGGATGGAGCCGTTGAACTGGCTCGAGTCAAACTCGATATAGAGCAGTGCCGTATTTGGGTAACGCAGCTTGGCGTCGATAACTTCCGTGTAGCTCTGGATAGTCATCGTGTCACCGATTTTGGCGCTGCTGGCATCAGCGGTAATTTTCCTTACCCGCACGGTCCATGACGTGGCACCATCTGGCAGATCGATACGGTGACTGCGTTCGTAGCCTGATGTGGTTTTCCCGCTGACGGCGGTGTTAATTTTCGTGACAAAAGCACCTCCATCCACCTGGAGATCAATCGCGTACTGAACACGATTACCTACCAGATCACCATCATCTTCCTGCTTAAAGAGTGATGGCCATTTCAGGCGCAGGCGTACCGCAGAAAGCTGAGAATTAGTAAACGTGTGCGTCCATGCCGCTGAGCTTTTAATCTCGATGCCGGCACTGATCTCATTCTCGGTACCAGGAATGCCCTGGATATAACTTTGCGCCTGAGTGCCCGGGCGAAACTCCCACGTCACCCCGCTGAAATTCGATGAGCCGTTGGCATTCAGCAGTGGCGTGCCGTCGAGAAAAATACTCTGCCCGGTGAGCTGGCCGGAAAATTCCCCCTCGCCCAGCGCGACAAGCATCTTCGCCTTCGCGACAGACTGGAGATCGTCAGGCTGTTCTGTGGGTGTGCGGGAACTGGAGCTGCCGCCTTTGCGCCCCTGAATTTTCTTGTTTGCCATATTGCGCCCATAAAAAAACCGCCGTTGGCGGTGATTAAGCAGAGGAAGTGTTATTGCTGATCTTCGACGTAAATACCGGCGGAAATAATCGCACCGCCGATACGGCGTTTACCGTAAAGAAGCGGAACCGGATAACCCTGGCTGGTTGTGTTGGTTACGCTACCAAATGCATAAGAGGGTTTGTTATCGGCACTTTGTGTTTTGGCGATCCCGCCAGGTTGGGGTGAAAGCATCTGGACCACCCCGCCCAGCGCCATGACCGCGCCGACTTTAAAAGCAATATCGCTTGCCCAGACTGCAGCTCCCCATGGGGCAAAGGCGGCGGCGGCTATGAGCGCCACACCAAGAATGGTCTGTAGAAAGCCAGCACGTTTGCTGCCAATAATAACCGGGACAATGCGTATTACTTCACCCGATACCGGATAACCAATATCCTGCTCAGAGATGTTTCTTTTACCTTTGAATACAGCATAGGTAAGCCCACGCCGCTTACTGGAAATCATGAACTGCTCAAACCCTTTTACCGTGGCTGCCAGAGCGCGTGTTGCTTCATGGGTGGTGCTTATTAAGCGATGATGCACCTTACCAAAGGTTTTGCCGAGGATGCCGCCCAGTTCGATTCTGGTCATCATTTCCTGCATGATTATCACCTGCTATAAAAAGTCTTTATACCGAAGAACTTTCATTGTCCTTTCGCGCCAGTAACCGCCCCACGGCTCACGATTACTCAGTCGTCCGTACAGATGGTGCAGCATCATGTTACCTTCCAGCAGGATCGCAGCATGATTCCACTTATTTGCCTGCACCTGCATGATCAGCACGTCGCCGGGAGCTGGCGCTCCGGACACCTCCCGGAATCCGCATTCGTACCAGTTGTCCTGGTATAAATTATCGGGGAACTGATCTTCCCACCACGGATAATCGACGCGGTAATCAGGTAGTTCAATGCCGTGCGTCTGCCGGAAGTAACTCATCACCAGCCCCCAGCAGTCGTAAACGCCCAGCACAAACGGGCGCTCCAGCAGCGGCAGTTCACCGCGCGGCAGGATGGTACGAAAGTCGCCTTCCGGCCAGCTCACAATGTGCCACGGCAGCGCGCTCAGGTCGCATTGCGCCTTGTCGGCTTCGCTGGGCTGAGTGGTGGCATCCGGGTGACTGTGTACGATCGCGGTTACCGTGCCCCGGTCTTCTGCTGCTGCATAGTCATCGGGGCAGAGGACAAAATTGTCCTCCGGTTTTTCGGCAATATTGCGGCAGGGAAAGTAGCGTTCCACCCGGCTTTTCTGCACCACCAGACCGCAGCACTCGCGGGGATATTCGGCGGCGGCATGCGCCATAATGGCATCAATGATTTTCTGCTGCATATCAGCTCCGGATCAGCGATGTGCCTGGGAATCCGCCAAACGATAGTTCATTGTTTTCCCCGAAACGCAGTTTGCACCCTGTTAGAGTGCCGTTGCATTCATCCAGCGACGGATCGCTTACCGGGTTATTGTGCTTATCGAAATAGCGTGTCCCGGCATAATCACAGCCGTTACCGGAACGGTACTGCCCACGAATGCACCAGGTACAGAGCGAATGTAACTGGCGCGTCGGGATCATCAGTCCCTGTAAATCCATCGGGCTGGAAAGCGTGAACTCCACGACTTCATTTGTCTCGCTGCTTTTTGCATCGATGTACCAGACCTGCAACTTTTCCTGCAACGGGTCGGCAGCCGGGTTTCCCTCCGCAAAGTTCTGCGCATCAAGGTACTGCGCCAGCGTGTCATGAATGGTGACTTTCGCCTGCAACATATCATCGTAGGCAAGGCACAGCGCAGTGATCGATGCGTCAAGGTTAGCGACAGACAGCTTCGGTGATGCGCTGCTGCCACTGGTTGACGCCTCAATCCCGTCCAGTTCATACGGCCAGGCTTTATATTCGTTCCCCTGCCACCAGACAGATTTTGCCGGCAGCAGGGTTTCGTCACCACCCGCCGCGGTAATTTCCGCCTCAGTGTGAGGGATGTTGTGGCTGTGAAAACGAAGAACATCGCCCACACCGAAAGCGGTGCCATCAACCTCAATAAGCCGAACCGTGTTTCCCGGTTCCAGTTTTTGATAGTCGCTGTTTAAACTCATGGTGCAAATGCCTGTTCAAAAGTTGCAGAGAGGTTGTATTTTCCCGCACCGAGTGCCGTCGGCTTATAGGAGTTGCAGCGGAATAAGCCGAGGGGCTCCAGCGGTGGCCGCCATGAAAAGGATTTTGTCCCGGCATGGCGATCCAGAAATGCTTTTATATCGGCGATATAGTTCTCAGATCCGGTAAATTCCACGGTCCATTTCTGTGACCGTGGGTTTAAGCCATCGCCGGACACCTGCTGGTAGCCATCACCGAACTGCGCGGAACGGGTACGAAAGGTGACTTCCTCTTCAGCATTGATACGGGCGTACCAGGTAAATTCCTCAATAGCCATCATCGTCCCCCTTTAGCCAGATTCCAGATTGAACCACCAGGAGACAGATCGCGCCGTTGCAGCTCGCGGTAACGCTGGTCAACATAGTTACCAATGTCACGCCCGAAACTCTCATAACCACTGGTGCCGCTTGTGGTCGTGTTGCCGTTGCTGTCGATGGTAATGTTTACCTGCGGCGCGCCGCCGGAAGAGGTTGCGCCATTCACCCTGGAGCCAACCGCCCTTACACCCAGCGAACCATCTGAAGCGCGTGTTAAAGGCATAATGGCTTCCGGTCCTGCTTCGGCAAATACACCAGCCCCCTGGGCGAAGGCAAAAAGCTGCGGGGAATTGTAGATGCCGTTACTGTAGGCGCTCAGCGATGGCGAATCATACACACCGCCCAGCGCATTGAACTGAAAGTTAGCCACAGCCGACTGGATTGCTGTTCCGCTGCTCGCCGTGGATGCGCCTGCAGCGCTGCCTCCGAAAAAGCTGGCAACGCCGCCAACAAGCGAACCCAGTAGACCAGAAGAGGATGATGCGGATCCCATTGCGCTAACAACCGCCATCTGCAGCGCCACCTTTTCGATGATCTGAAGAACTGAGATCCCCCAGGATTTCCAGGATACTTTATTACCCTCCAGCATCGAAGTGACGTTGCTGAATGCGCCGTCGAGCGACGACTTAACACCATCGGAAACGGTACCGGCGATATTGGTCATTTCGTCGAACCAGTTGTTGTAGCCCTTCGAAACGCCATTGCGCCAGTCAGCCTCAGCTGCTGCTATCGCTTTGTATTTTTTATCCAGCGCATCCAGTGCTGCGGTACGGGCAGCAATTGCTGCGGCACCACCATCAGTGTTTGCGAATACACGATCAACCTGTTGTGTTTCATCAAACCGCTGACGCTGCCTGTCACTCATCCCGGCGGTTTCGGTTGTCAGTGCCGCATCATCATTAAATTTACGTGCGGCTTCCGTCAGGTCTTTCAGCGCATCCGCCTGCTCACGCACTTTTTTAACGTGATCGTCAGCCAGTTGCGTCAGCCTGGCGAGTTCTGCCGATTGCGCCTGAATCGCTTTACGCTGCTCATCCGTCCATTTTGCACCGGTCTGGTTAGCTGCTGCGTACAGCTCAGCGGCCTGTTCGCCATCTCTGGCACGCACTTTTTGCACTTCAATGGCGACACTCAAATCAGCCAGTTTTCGGCTGTACTGCTCAGCCTGCGCGGCTGCTTCCCTCTCAGCCTTGTTTTGGGCGGTCGTGGCAGCAGTGACATCTTTCTTCGCCTGCGCCGCTGCTGCGTCTTTCCTGGCTGCCTGATCCTTGTTGTAGATGTAGGTGGTGTACAGCGCGCCGGTTAACTTGAGATCTTCCGCCTCATATACGTGCTGCTGATGAAGTTTCGCCAGTCCATCCATGCTAGCCAGCACGTTCTCACGTTGTGCTTTATCAAGGGCAGTCTGCTGTTGAGGAGTTGCTTTCGCCATTGACACAACCGGGCCAGCGTATTGCGGAGGTGTAGCACCAGCGGTAGCTGACATGGATCTGTTAAGGAGGTCATATGCACCTTTAAGAATGGAAACTGCGCCAGCCTGCTCTACAGCTTTTTGCGACGCCATATCGCTGGCCTGATTTACCAGTTTCTGTGTGGCTTCCACTTTTGACGCTGCCTGCTCGCGTTCATATTCAAGCTTATTAAGCTGCCCGGTCAGCTCGATATTTTTGGCGGTAATATCTTCCTGATCCATGAAAGTATTCAGGCGTGTCATCCGTGGCGACTTATTATAACTTTCCTGAATTTGTGCCAGTGCAGTCTGACTGTCCTTTACCTTCCTGATCTGCTCATCTAAATCCGCCAGATCTTTCTTCTGCTCCGCCAGTGAGGTGCTGGCGTCAACCGCAGTTGAGCGCAGACCGGCAACAGACATTTTCTGAAGCTTCTTGTTGATATCATCGAGGTTGTCTGCAAAAGCAACGGCCTCTTTGTGCACCTGCTGGGTATGCTCATAAAGACCATACATCGCAGCACCAGCGCCAATGATAAGACCAGGCCAGCCGCCAAGGACACCAAGCACACCGGATCCAATGCGAGACATTGCTGATGCGCTGTTGGTGAGGTTGTTAACAGCGCCGCTACGGGCAGATAGTGCGTTCCCAAGGCCAGCCTGCGCTGTACTCAAATTACGTTCCGCAACAATCTGAGCCTCAATTGATACTGCTGCCGCTTTTGCCTGTTGAGCACGATATACAGCCTGCCGCGCAGCAGCAACACTAATCTGAGCACCTCTCACCTGCGCCTGCGCCAGAGCAACTTCGGCGGCAGTGTTTTTGAGGATCTCACTTGTGGCGCTGGCTACGCTGCCAACCATATTGCCAAAGAAACGAGCCAGGCCGATCCCAACCAGCACGCCCGCCGTATTAGCAACGGTATCGATATTTTTCGCCAGCCCGTCAAGAATGCCGGACAGGGTTGATGAGGCGCCAACGGCATTGTTGGCACCGCCAACCCACGCCATAAACGCGTTTTCAACCTTC